TTGTTTCTTAACCTTTTTAAGCCCAACTTTAGCTTTGTTATAATTATCATTATTACTTAGTAAAAAATTGTTGAATATACTCATTTATTATTATTTATCTTTACCCTTATTTTTTACCAACATCTTAATGTCCCGTAATAATTCAAGTATCTGTTCTTTAGTTTTCTCACTAGCATCACCAATCTTATCACTTTTTTCTTCCCATAACGTAGCCACCTTGATTACGTCTTTAGATAATTCATCTTTTTCCGTTTCAGATTTGTTCAACCTATTAGCTAACCAATAAATAACTACACCCATCAATACAATTACTGGGGCTTGTTCGATTAACCATGCACCTATTTCAACTGCTAGTATAATTGTCGTAAACATGTCTTTTTATGTTAAATTACCTTTTAAAGCAATGATTTTTGTAATTTCAGATGTGAAATTATCTTCAGAATAATTGTATCTTAATAATCTATCCTTTACTTGTAATAAAGTATCTTTCTCATCAATGGTACACTCTTTAAGTTGTTCATTAACTAAACCAATACACTCATCAATAGTTTCGGTATAAACTTTTTGTTGACCTTCAACATCCTTAGCTATAATTAACTTAACAATATTAAACTCCCCTTCATTAATATCAGAGAATTTTTCGTTAAACTTATCTTGAGCTGCCTCCATAACCATATCACTTTTAAATATTTCAGGAGTTTCAGCTTTAACAATAACTTTATTGTTATTTATGTAGTCCGATATGAAGTAAGAAGATTCTAACAATCTATCGATATTGCTACTAGTTTTATCTTTAGTTGCTAATGTATTAATATTCTTGTGTAAATTTCTGTTATCATAATCTTCTTTAATAACTTCATAACCATGTTTGGTTAAAAAGTTTACTAGCTTATTATTTTCAGATATGATATTTTCCTTACCCAATTCTTTTAATATGTCAATAGCCTCTTTAACATAATTGTTGGACTTAAAAGTATCCACCTCAATCATATTCTCAAGTTTACTATATATGTGAAACTGAGCTCTTAAAACATTACTCCCTTTAAGGGTGTTAAAGTATGCTCTAAATATCTTTTTACCTTTATTATCCTTATCCCTAACAGAGTCAGCGAAAATATTTTTAAAGGTCTCGTTAATTGTACCAAAATTTTGCATGTATTTCTTTTAATATAAATATATTATTCTTTAGGTAAAGACGACTCATTAGCCAAATTATCATCAATCTCATTAATCATTGAGTTAATAGTATTGTTAATTATTAAACTTTTATCATATATTTTAACACTTTCCTTAACAAACTCTTCCTCTACTTCTAACACGTTAGTCAATTCATTTAGGTAGTTAGAGCGTTTAATCGGTTTTCTTTTTCTACTACCCATAAGTTTTCTATTTTCTTTGATAACATTACCTTTCTTTCTAACAATTTCAGCCATTTCAGAGTCAACTCCGACATCAGCAGTTTCTTCACTACCACCTAAATCAGTCTCACCACCTAAATCAGCTTCACCAAATGGGTCCTCACCCTCAGTATCTAAAGATTCGTCATCCAAATCTAAATCAGGAGCGTCAAATCCACCACCGAAACCGCCACCGCCTCCAGCACCGCCAGAACCGCCTCCACCTTCAGGGTCTTCTTCTTCAAGTTGTCCACCTTTCTTAGCCATTTCCATATCACCATAAATTCTATCAACTTTATCATATAAACCAGTATACTTAATAACATTAGCAGTATTTTCAAGTTCTGAAGCCGCAGCTTTTTCCATACGTTGTTCAATAAGATCTTGTTAGATTTCATCATCCGACCAACCTAAGATTTCACGTTTACCTCTTGTCATAGACATTGTACCAAATCCATTACCAGCATCGGAAACAGAATCTTTATATAAACTAACTTTAGCTGCCATATGTTCAACCTTAAGCATTTCAGCTTGAGTTGATGGATTATTAAGTGTAAGTGTGAAATTATCTAAATCATCTTCGAACCCTAATAAGTATAAATGGATAATCGCAATTTTATTTAATTCGTGAAGCATTGCTTGTTGAATTCTATTAATAGTTCTTGAGAATCTAATATCTTGTAATGCTAAGTTCTTACCTTCACCCGTGGCCTCTTCAAACCCTAAAAATGGTTTAGGTACTCTTAACGCAGTAAATAATTTTCTTTGTAAATATTCAATATCTGCAATTTGGTCTAAGTTTTGTGCTCCAGGCAATGTATCAATTGGTGTTGGCGAATCTTCACTCCTAACTGGTACAAAGATATCTTGGTCTAAACCTAATTGATTGTAACGTAAATCCATTTGTCCCGTTTGAGGGTCCACCAATGGTGCACGTTTAAATCTGTTCGCAATCTCATTTACGTACTGTTCTACATCTTCGTTATCAATGTTACCCACGAATATCTTATATACACGTCTTTCAGGCGCTCTAGTTACACGATAGACTAACATAGCATCCTCAGACAACAGAAGCTGCTTCCAAATCCTTCTAGCCTTTTCTAAGAAGCTCGTACCATATGGTAACTTCCTATCATCACCTAATAATCTAAAGTGAGCTACTTGCCAAGAATTGAAAGTAACATCTTTACCTTTCCAAAAGAATTTAGTTTTATCTTTTGTATCATCCTTATTAACCCCTTCTAATTGCGCTGGAGAAATAATACCATGGATATCATTCTCTCTACGTTCAATCTCAAAGTTAGGTAATTGTCTAGCACCTATAACTCCACCTTTATCATCAATATTTAAATGAACGAAATTATCACCATACTTACAAGTATTTCTAGTCCACATTGGTAAAGCTGTATGAATATCTAATCTATTTACAAATAAATCTTCAAGAATTCTTTTTACACGTTTACTTCCAGAGTAAATGTTAATTATATCTCCTTTATCATTTGGAGTCGTAGACTCTTCCATCATAACATCTAACGCAGCTGAAATCTCTGGATAAAATTCCATAGTTTCAAAATCAGAATATGAACCAACTCTTGTAGTTTCGTAATGAATAGCTTGTTGATATAACTCACCATCCACTTTAGTCCACATGTTCGCTAAGTACTTAGTTTGTTGAGCTTGTAATTTAGCTGTTTCAAACTCTTCTTTAGAAGTAGTTTTAAGTATCTCGGTGTTACCCATTGAATACCTATTACTTCTCTTAGCATGAGGATTAAGACCTTCTTTTCCAAAAACATTATTAAGTTTTTGGTATACAGTCAATTTATTTTTTGCCATTATATATCTTTTTATTAATTATAATCAATTTATTATAAATATCAAGGGTTTTTTGTATGTTTACTTTGTACCGCTGAATAACCACATATATTTACCAGTTGGGTCTTGCATATTTTTAGCAACAGTACTATGGAAATTAGGTTTTTTAGTTGATTTTTTACCTCTATCCTTTCTAGATACGAAGTTTTCACCTTGATATGCTTCATCAGGATTCTGCCCACCAGTCATAACCCAACCTGCAAGCATTGCTTTGGTCGCAGCTTTAGATGTTGCTAATTTTTTGAAATCCGTTTCAGCTACCCATAAAGCGTAACCTATTGCCATTAATAAATCATCATGATATCCATCCATATGGTCAGCACGACCATTTCTAAATACAAATGTTCTCATCTCAGAAACCAAACGTGCAGAACGAATAATAATTCCGTTGGTTCTAATCATCATTTCTAAATGAGCAATCAAAGGAGTTCTAACTCCAGAAGCACAGTTGAATCCAGGATACTTCCCTTCATCAGTTAAAGTTGTTAATTTAGTAGTAACCTTATCTAACGGTCTATTGGTTGCATCACCATAATATAAGTTAGGTGTACCCAATCTTAATAATACATTTATAGTACCAACTCCATAACCACCAGTTATATCAACAAGCACCATAGCATCATACATCCTAGCGTACTCATCAACAAAATAACCCAATAAATCTGATTGAACTTTACCTTTATATTCCATAACTTGAGTCATAGTTGTAAAATCTATAATTACAATGGTTGATGAATCCTCACCATCACCTCTAGCTACATCGGCAGATAAAATATATTGGTGACCTTCAACAGGCTCTTCCCAAATCCAAAACTCATTATTATCTCCAGACGTATATTTAGGAACTTCTACGTTATGTTTCTCTTGATATGAAATCAATTTATCATCAATAACATTACCCCCAGAACCTAAGAATGAAACATCTAACTCTTGAGCAATTTTTCGCTTATCCCAGTTCATAGCCTCACACATATCAATATACCACTTAGCCGTAGGACTATACCCATCCTTAACCTTTTTAGCATATGACTCAAAAGTCCATTCTACCTCCTCAATAACCTCTTCAGTTTCATCGTGAACCCATTTTAACCCAGGATTATATCTAGGGTCTTGATACCACTTCATCTCAATTACGTTATATTTATTCTCACCAGCAATTGCCAATTCATAAGTTTTATGATATAACTCATCCATACCGTTAGGTGTAGAAATCAATATACATTTACCCCCAGTACCTAACGAGGTAATAGCTGCAGCGTATAATTCAGCACCCTTCTCAACGAAAGCTGCCTCATCAAATATTAAAAAAGTTGGTGTAAAACCCCTCAAGGCATCGGTAGATGTTGCAACCGCAATTACTTTACTACCGTTTACTAATTCTAATTCAGTTTGATTTTTAGCAATGAAAATATCTTTAGCCTCATTTTCTTTACTACCACAATACTCTTCACCCCATACCCATCTAGGATATTGAATCAAGTAATCTTTAATACCTCTAAGGAATTTTTGTGCTAATTTTAACTTATTCGCAATAACTAAAATAGTCTCAGGGTTTTTAGGGTCCGCAAATGCTATCTTAGTGGCCATATAAGCCTGCGTAACAGTTGATATCCCAGCCTGTCTAGGTTTTGTTACAAGATTATATCTATAGGTCTCATAGTCTTGTATAATCTCACTCTGTTTTGGGAATAGATTAAAAGGTACGAAACCTTCATTAGTTTTATCGAAAGTAGTTAAATAATTCTTAATAGCATATTCCGGACTAATTAAGCAATTAGTGTATTCCATTAATATTTCTTCGCCTGTTAACATATAGTTTTTAATAATAAATATCATAAAACTATCGTTTAGACTATAAAAACAGAAAAGGAGAGCAACGCCCTCCTTTTTATATAATTATATTTTGGTATTTAAAACCAATCCTCATCATTAATGTTATCTAAATCTTCAGGTGTGAAGAAATCATCATCACTGATATGACCCATAGCATCATCAAATTCATCACTCTTAAGGTCATCAATAACCTCATCGATAATTTCTTGAACTCTAGCCTTACCACTTCTAGTACCCAACATTATTTCTCTCATAACTTCGTTAAACTCATCAACAGGTAGAGCTACTAACTCAATATACACGTGATGTTTAAGAGCAAAATGTTCTGGTGGAATAGATTCTAAGAATTTCTCCCAAATTGGTGGACCTAATCTCATATCCCAAGTTTCAGCGTTCATAAAGTCAGCCTTACCCATTGCATACTTAGCAACACCTGGCTCTTTAGGTAACCCATGAGCAGAAAGTATTTCCATAACACCTTTAACTAATTCATGAATCAATATTGGAAACGTCATAGCCTCGGCAGTTATTTTAGGAATATCCCCTTCACCTTTAGGAAACTCAACACTTACACCACCACCAGCAACTTTAGGCGTATTACCATCTTCCATCATGTAAGCATAATCTGCCCCTGACATAATTTTAGAATATTTATGTGGTAATTGAGGGTCCATATTTTGTAATTCCGTATCAACCATATGAAACATGTGGTTAACTTTTTTAGCCGAACCTTGAATCATAGCATTAATAAACCTACGCTTATATACCTCACCATTTGCTTTAACTAGTTCTGCGTGACTATCAAATTTACTATCATCATCACCATCTGGTGTTAACTTAGGTGGATTCTTATTTATCTCTAATTGAGAAAAATCTGTAGTTAAATTTGCAATGATTTCAACTTCACTTTCGTCAATATCATATTCATCTCTAACAAGAGTGATAGCCAATTGTTCTAATTCTTCTTTATGTTGTTTTTCGATTTGAACTGTACTCATTAACATTTGACCTTGTTCTTGGTAAAATGATTGTAAATCAGCAACTTCAGTTCCGTGATGCCTTTTGAATGTTTTTAAAACATCCGCAAATCTTTTAGACATTAACTTCTCTTCAAAATGAGATTCATCACTCTCTGGAAAGATAGGATGAGTACCAAGTGAATGCGCTCTGTCTCTTAATTGTTTAGCCAATCTAGGGTTTAATCTTTCAGCGTGACTATCTTCATAAGTCATACGGCTTTCGTTTAGATTGTTTTCCCCACTTTTTTTGGCTAATGCTCTAGCGGCAATATCTTTATACTTGTCAGACATATTATTTGTTTTTAATGTAATTAACTAAATCTTTCTTTTTGATTCTAGGTTTAACATTTTCCTTTATGTTAATTACGTGTTTACTTTTATCTTCTAATTCTTTCATAACTCCATCAAACCCTTCATATTGAATTCCATGTTCGATTGCGTTATCAGCTTGGTCACCACCACTTAATTGGACAATTTCAGATGTATCATCTTCTTCCCCTTCAGTTTGAACGATGTTTATTTCAGCATCTGGTGTTGTATCTACTAACTTTTTAACCTCATCTTTTTGGTCAATAGCAGTATCTATTGTCATATTAAAATTCTCTTCTTTAATTTTTTTAGTCATCCTTT